AGATGGCCTTGACTATGCACAAAGCTGCGATGAGTTACTGGGAGCAATCTCATCTCAGCGGTTGGCTCACTCGGGACAAGATGAGCTGACAAAGCAATGCCTATCCGCCGTCAAGCTACCCTTTGGAGACGGCGGCTGGGTAATGGGTCGCAAGGTAAGTAATACGACAATTTGCGGAGCAATTGCTTCGGCTTTAGCAACACACTATGCAACGATGTCTGAAACTGGAGTAGATATTCAAATAGTGTAAGTCGGCTCATTTACAATGTCAGTAATGGGTGCTATAAGAGATTTCCTATTTCCAGCAGTTCAAGCCAATAAGCCTACTGCCGTTACTGATGTGCTAGCTGCTAATTTGCAACCGCTTCAGAACCTTGATTACTTCTCCGTTCTTGGAACTCCCGTATCAATAACTCGTCAGCTGGCTATGTCCGTCCCATCAGTTGCTCGCGCTAGAAATATTATTTGCGGAACTATTGGCTCACTACCATTAACAACCTTCAATCGCATTACTGGCGAGTATGTTGATCCGCATAGGGTCATCAATCAGCCAGACCCAAGAGTTGCTGGCTTTGTAGTCTATTGCTGGCTTGCAGAAGATATTTGGCTTTATGGTGCAGGTTATGGCCAAGTTTTAGAAATGTATTCATCGACAGATGGCGGCCGCGTAAGAGCTTGGACAAGAATTAGACCAAGCCGCGTAAGTGTAGATACAGAAATACAGACCGACACAATTACAGGATATAAAGTCGATGGCAAGCCAGTTCCTATCTCTGGCGTTGGCTCGCTAATTCGATTCGATGGCCCAGATGAAGGATTGCTGCATCGCGCTGGGAAAACAATTCAAGCAGCAGTTTATCTTGAGAACGCCGCAGTCAATTATGCTAAAGAGCCAGCACCTTCTATGGTGCTAAAATCAAATGGAACTAATTTAACTGCCGAAAGAATTTCATCATTGCTATCTGCTTGGAAAACAGCTCGTCAATCTCGCTCAACAGCATTTCTAAATGCTGATGTTGAGTTGCAGCAATTTGGCTTTGATCCTAAGACAATGCAATTAGCAGAAGCTCGGCAATATGTGGCGCTTGAATTAGCTCGCGCTTGCAATATTCCAGCTTATTTCTTAAGCGCCGAGACAACTTCAATGACTTACTCTAACGCCGTATCGGAAAGACGCGGCTTAGTAGATTTCTCACTTCGCCCAATACTTAAGGCAATTGAGGAACGCCTATCTTTGCCGGACTTTGTCCCTAATCCAGTAATGACGCGCTTTGCACTTGACGATTTTCTTCGCGGTAATCCGCTAGAGAGAGCGCAAGTGTATGAAATTCTAAACCGCATTGGCGCGATGAGCGTTGAGCAGATTCAACGAGAGGAAGACTTAATACCTAATGAAAGTTAATATTCCAATGGTCGTAACAGCGGCCGACACAATTAAGCGCACCATAACTGGCACTATTGTCACTTGGAACGAGCAAGGCAATACTTCAGTTGGCCCAACAGTTTTTGCAGCTGATTCAATTGCAATCAAGCCAGTCAAGTTGCTTCTTGAGCACGACCGCACTCGCCCAATTGGCAAAATGGTTTCTCACAATGTAACTAAATCTGGCATTGAAGCTACTTTTAAGATTGCTAATACTATGGCTGGAGAAGATGCCCTAATTGAAGCAACTGAAGGCTTGCGCGATGGATTCAGCGTTGGAGCTCAGATTAACGAATGGACAAACAATAAAGGTGTTATGCAAATTACTTCAGCTTCTCTTGAAGAAGTTAGCCTTGTAACTGACCCAGCCATAGATTCTGCAAGAGTCGCTGAAGTTGTAGCAGCTTCAGAAAATGAAACAACAAAAGAAGATTCTGATCCAGCAACCGCTGATTCAGACAAACCAACCGAAGGAGACCAAGTGTCTGACACTACCGCTCCTGCTCCTGCCGTTGATGAAGCGGTAGAAGCAGCCAAGGTTGAAGCGACAAGTCCAAGGCCAGCTTTTTACACTCGCCCAAGACTTGATCCTTCACCAGTTAAATATCTAGAAGCTACAATTAAAGCTTCTCTCGGAGATGAGTCCGCTCGTCAATATGTAGCTGCTGCGGCAGATACAACTGACAATGCAGGACTTGTTCCCACCCGCCAATTATCCGAAGTGATTAACGGCCTTGCTAACACAACAAGAAGCAACATTGACGCAATTTCAACTGGTGTTCTTCCTGATGCTGGAATGTCCTTTGAGATTCCAAAGATTACAACTATGCCAACAGTTGCAGAAGTTGCTGAGGCAGGAGCTCCATCCGAAACTGATCAAGCAGCATCATTTGTAACAGTTACAGTCAAGAAGTATTCTGGAGCCCAAAAGTTTAGCGTAGAGCTATTAGACCGCAGCTCTCCATTATTCCTGACCGAGCTTCTTAACAATATGTCTGCAGCTTACGCAAAGGTCACAGATACAGCAGTAAATGCTGCAATTATCTCTGGCGCAACTGCTGACGCAACCACACTTGCTACCTATCCAACAGCTTCAGAGCTTCTTGGCTTCGTATCTCGCGGCGCTGCATCCGTCTATAGCGGAACTCAAGGATTTGCTCGCAATATCATTGCTAACACTTCTCAATGGGCTAACCTAATGACTCTTAACGATTCTGGCCGACCAATCTACAACGCTCAAGTTCCACAGAACGCAGGTGGCGTAGTTGCTCCAACCAGCGTTCGCGGAAATGTCGCTGGCCTTGATCTATATGTAACCGCTAATACAGCATCTACAACTGACACCGATGGCTCAATGCTCATTGTCAATCCAGCTTCTTATACATTCTACGAAAGCCCAACCTTCCAGTTGCGCGCTGATGTAATTGCAAGCGGTGAGGTCTATGTATCTCTCTATGGTTATGGCGCAATTGCTACCAAGGTTGGTGCTGGCGCATTTAAGATCAATAAGACCTGATAGAACCCCAATAGTGACGGCCAGTCCGCTCCCGAGCTGGCCGCTCACCCCTTATAACGAAAGGAAGACGAGATGCCAACGATAGTCACAGCCACAGAGCTTAGGACGATTCTTGGCGTCTCGTCATCCCTATATTCAGATGCTTATCTAGGCGATATTGTCGATGCTTCAGAGAACCTAGTTTTGCCAATGCTGGTCACATTTCAGAGCAAGATAAACAAAGTCAAGCTTGAGGATAATGTCGCTTACTTTGAGACCGCAACAATTCACGAATTTACCGAAGGCCAATCCGTAATAATTACTGGCTGCGGATCACCATTTAACGGCACTCATACAGTAACCGATGACGAGATTTCAGATTATGTATTCACAGTCGCAATCACCAATGCAGACATATTGGAGAAAAATATTATCCCAGCAGGAAACGCTGCGCTCTCTGGATTATCAACCTATGTCGGAAATGCCAATGCTGAAGCTGCAATTCTGGCTATCTCAGTTGAAATCTTCCAAGCCAGAACAGCCGCTGGTGGATCAATAGAAGGCATAGATTTTGCAGTAACCCCTTACCGCCTATCTAAGAATTTACTTGCCAAGGTGACTGGCTTACTTGGGCCATATCTTGATGTTGAAACTATGGTGGGCTAATGCCTAGCACAATTGCTACAGATGTTAGAGGCGCTATAAAGACTGCCTTAGCAGGAGTAGCTGCCAATATTTACGACTCAGTTCCTGAAGCGCCTATTGTCCCAGCTATTATTTGTATTCCAGATTCGCCCTATATGGAGCTTGAAGTCTTAGGTAAAACAACAACTAGAGTTAAATTAAATTACACCATTACCGCTTGCGTTGCGTATTTCAGCAATGCCGCTGCTTTAGATAACTTAGAGCAAATGGTTATTAGTATTCTTGGAGCACTAAATGCTTCCAAGTATGAGTTATCAATAGTCGAAAGACCTTCGGTAACCGAAGTTGGAACTACTACCCTGTTAGTTTCAGATATACGCTTGAGCGTCCGCTACGAGCAAACCGCATAGGAGACCCAAATGCCAACAACAGTAATAACTGGGCGCGATGTGACATTCACACTCGATAGCGCTGCTTATGACGCCCAGACAACTAGCGCAGTCCTAAGCTGCGACACAATTATCGAGACCTACCAAACTCTCGATGGTCGCGCTTATAAGTCCGTTGATAAGCAATGGACATTTACAATTGAATTGCTACAAGATTGGGGAGCTGCAAGCTCACTATTCGAAGCAATGTGGGCAGATGCAGAATCTGCACCTAACACCACACTTGCAGTTTCATTTACAGCAGTAACTGGCGCAGTATTTGCTTTCAATGTATTGCCAATCTTCCCAACTGCTGGTGGAGCTGCTCCTGGAGCACTTACCGACACTTGGACGATGACAGTAATTGGAACACCAACAGAGACCTTCAGCTAAGAGATCGGAGCATCGGGAGCTATGAAAATATCAATTACAATTAAATACAGCTCAGGCGAATCAGCTACTTACCAAGCTGGCTTGCCAGAATGGGCTAAGTGGGAACGCAAAACTGGTAAATCGATTTATTCAATGAAGGATATATCGGCTTATCAGCAAGCGGACTTCTTAGATCTTGCTTACTTTGCGTATAAGCGCGAAGCAGCAGGAAAGCCAGTTAAGTCTCAAGAGATTTGGGAGCTAACAGTCGAAGAGATGACGATTGGA